CTTGTCAAATTTCATCCATGAGGATGGGAAATGACCTGACCAACCTTCCAAGTTAATGCTTGGAGCAGAGATTGTGCGACTGGCTGAACCACCGCACTCACACTGAACAGACTGCAACTCATAATTGCAATACCGTTCAATCCTGTGTCCGTTTTCACAGACAAATTCATACATTCTTTTCATTCAATTCCTCGTAGGCTCGTTCGCTGACCTCTTTCAAGGTTTTCAGCCAAGTCAAGATGGAAAGTTCTCCTTTACGAAACTGTAAGGTCTTTTCATCAGGAATAACGCTTATATTATTTAGCGACTCTATCATATTGTCAATGTCAATAGTCAAGTCCTTCCAGCCATCCATGCTCATCATCAAGAATCGTTCTGAGTAATATTTATCTAATTCTGGAGTCATGTTTGGGTTTCCAACATAGATTTACTTACTTGTTCTTGATAAGCGGCAATCACTTCAGCAGTCCATGCCGTATTGCAAATAGCCACAACACTGTCAGGCACATCAGTCAAGTCTTGTGCAGGTGTCAGGCTTGAACGATGGTACGTCTTGCTGAGTTCGTTGCCGTCTTCCATGATGCGTGTTGCTTCACGGTAGAGAACTGTGCCGTTCTCAGTCACAGTAATTTGGTCTACGTTGGTTGTTTTGGTGAGTGACATGATTTTTCCTTTGTTAAGTTGTGGCGTTGTAAGTCATTGTTCCTTGGATGCCGGTAAGACCGTTCACCTGAGAAGCGCCATTAAACAAATATCCCGAAGTCTGCCCCGTGGTGTATCGAGGGTAAAGAGAATTGGAGAAAGCAAAAAATTGAAAGTTTGACCCATTAGAATCTGTTGCCGTGGATGAGGTGCATTCAAGGCCACCACCATACTGATAAGTGGTTTCGGTAACAACAGCAAACGGCAAGCTCCCAATCTGCAATACCCCAGTAAAACCAGACAATGAACCCGTCCAGCCAAAGTTGACCGTAACTTGACGTCCAATCTTTACATACCTACCCCAACGATTTGTTACCGTAGTCGTTCCAGTTGTGCCGCCGTCAGATATGAAATTAGGAGTCCAATTTCCCTCTTCATAATCATCCAGCGTGTTTGCGTCAGATGATGCTGATTGAGTTGCAGGGAAAGACACGCCAGAACCTGATGCTGATGGAGTAGCGTTACCTACACCAATCGTTGTTGTTGCTTTAGGAGTTGTAAAAACTTGATTGACAACTGTTGTGTCCATAGTGGTCACACCAGTAATTGTCCCACTGCCATTGATCGTGATAGTCATTGTGTGTCCTCATCAGCAGGAATGGGTGTGTTGCCAGCCTCAAGCCATTTGACATATTCTTCAGCGGTCACAAGGCATGACTCTTGACAACCATCAGGCCATTCACGCCATACGACTTGTGTTGGCTGCAAAAATGTTCGCGGGAGTAGTTTCCAAGTTGGCTCGTTCATAGTTCACATCCTGTAAATAAAATTTTTGCTCCCGACACATTTGAGTACAAAGCATTTGCTTGTCCAGCCGAGCCACCATTATTTGCGTAGGTGACATTTACAGAAGCCCCACCAGCCCCACCAACACTGAAAGCAATTGAACTAGCAAAATACCCAACAGTTCCAGCAGTATTGACTACATAAAAATCGCTTGCAGTGGATGTAGTAACGCCAGTTGGAACTACTCGCGGAGTTACTTGAAAAGGAATAAAGAAAAGACCTGTAGTTGCTGAAGTAGATTGGCCCACTCCAAATATATCATTTGATTGTCGATTAAACGCTGGCAGATAGCGTTGGCAAAGCTGAAGTTCAGTGCCATACGGCCTGTAGTCAAAGCTCGTTGCTGTTGAGCCTTTCTCAAGCTGGACACCTGTGATGTAGAACGTAGCACCGTTTGTGCCGACTACTGAAACTGCACTTGTGGCTGAAAGATACAGATTTCCAGACCATGAACCAGCAGTGCCGCTGTATGTAGCTCCAACACCAAGACCAAAAATTACACGGACACCAATGCCGCTTGTAGTTAGCCAAGTACCGCTTGTGTCACCTGCAATAGTTACACTGATGGTTGTCCAAGTGTTTGCAACTGGAATTGAATAGCTAAATGGATATGAGCGATTTTGCGCTGAGTTTTGTAAAGCACCACCAAAAGTCCCCGTTAATGAACTATAAACCTGAAAAGACAAGGTTACACTTTGTGCGCTTGCAGTACCCCAACCTAAATCATATATATTAAAACCTTCAATTTTTTGTTGCAATACTGCAAATTGAGTTGCACCCAATGAGGCATCTGCTGACGTTGTAGTGCAAACCAATGAATTTGTAAATCCTGCTGGCGCAGTTGTACTTTGTTGTGCGGTCATGCTTCCATCGGTGTCCTCTAAACCCTGCCATCTATCTACCGTATACACGCCACCAGAAGTTAAAGTAACACTCGCCCCCGCATTCCTCTGGTCAATAACCATTGCGCCGTTGATGATGCGGTTGCGGAAAGCAAATCCACCAGTGAATGCACTTGTATTCTGGGTTGAGGCATCGTTAAAAACAAGGCCGCTAGTGCCGTTGATCGAGACTGTCATGCTAATTGTTCCTCAGTAGGCATTGGATATGTTGGGTGATTCCATTCTTTGATGTAGTCACCACGACCATCTGAATCATTCTGCAAGCGTATAACAGTCATGAAGTCTGCGTCTTGCAAATCAGGATAGAGTGCTTTAATTTTTTCTGGCAATGTCATCATGCACTCCTTACCAAGCAACCAGAGAGGTATGTATTTGTTGAACCATAGCTAATTACAGGCCCACTGGACGCTGTAATAGCCCCATAAAGTTCAACGTAATCAGTAGAGCCATTTAAATAAACTACCGCAGAAACAACACCAATTGCGTTTGCAGAAGAATTTACACCACTCAAAGAATTTTTATACGCAGAACCATTTTTATATATTGAGGCTTGCACGTTAGTGGCCGCTGTACCAACACATAAAACACCGCCGCTAATCTGATAATAGCCAGCGACAGTCGGCGTAAATCTGTAGTTTGTTGTTGGGTCAAAATTAGAGTTGGTATCAAATTCTTCTGTGTCTAATCTTACTTTTGTAAATACTCCACTTGTCACTGACAAGTTTGCAGAGCCATTTAACATATAAACACTGAACGCAGGGCCATCCATAGCCATTGTCCCTGTCTTTGCAGGAACAGTAACAGTGAAATTGCTTGCAGTGTTCGTTGGAACAAGCTCTACAGAACCACCGCTAGATGCAACAAGTTTGACTCCCATATCTTTCCTTTTCTACACCACTACCCATGAAGAACCACTTGCAATCGTCACAGTGATGCCAGATGCAACAGAAACAGTACCCGCACTCATTCCATTGTTGCCAGAAGCAATTGTGTAATCAGCAGAAACGGTCTGCGAGTTCACCACAATACCATTTGTTGCTACAAGAGCAGTTGCTTGCAACTCACCAGTGCTAGGCTTATACAAATACTTGGCATTGCTTGTATATATAGTTGTTGGCGTACCTGATGTAGCCGCCGCAAACAGTGGATACAGGTTTGTTGATGTGCTTGTGTCATTAGACAACGATGCGCCAGCAGTACCATTAGCCGCAGAAGTGATACGACCATAAGCATCTACAGTGATGTTTGTAGCCGTGTAGCTACCAGCACTAACGCCACTTGTTGCCAATGCAACAGTTCCACTTGTCGTAATCGTTCCACCAGTCAAACCAGTACCAGCAATTACAGATGTAACCGTACCTGTGAAAGCATCATTAGATGTAACAGTGAAGTTGGGATAAGTGCCACTAATAGAGGTAGTGCCAGCACCAGTCAATGCAACTGTCTGATCTGGTGCGCTATTGGTAATGGTGAAGTTAGGATAAGTGCCACTTGTACTAATTCCAGTGCCAGCAGTCAAGGCAACAGTCTGGTCAGGGGCAGTATTGGTGATAGTTACAGCACCAGTACTACCAGACACAGAGATTCCAGTACCAGCAACAGCAGAAGTTACACCGCTATTAGCGATAGTGATAGAACCAGCACCCTCAGTAATGCTGATACCTGTGCCATCAGTCAGTGTATTCTTTTCCCACAAAGATGTAGAGGCGTTGTAAATCAGTACTTGACCATTGCTAGGAGACTGAGCCGACACATTGTGCAACTCATCCATCTCATAGCCGTTTTGCACTTTAACAAGCAACTTACCCTGAGTTGGGTGAGCATGGGCAACAACAGCTACATAAACCAAATGGTTAGGAGCATAAGGCTTTGTAGCAGTCAAAGCTCCTGCTGTAGTTGGGCTTAGATAGAGTTGCGCTCCATCTGTATATGCCGATGTATTAAGGTTTGCAATCAAACCAATGATGGTTACATATCCATTGGAATTGTTAGCTATATCAGCGGTAATCAATCCTAAAGTTTGGGCTGAATTTGTGTCGTTGTTTGCCTGTGCTTTGGTTACAGTTGGAAGTTGTCCTGTAGCACCAGAGATATAGACCGCTGTACCTTTGGTAAGGGTTGCACCAGTGCTATTTCTAACTTGCTCAACAACAACTGAAGCAGGAGAAGTTTGTGATACTGCAAGATCAACAGTTGACCCCGTAGTTGTAACAACAATACTTCCATCAGCAGAAGTGATAGACTGAATTAAATCACTTTGGTCAATCTTCTGCCAAGCAGAACCATTGAACAATAACCAATCCCCAATCTGCCAATCAGTGATACCGTTCAAGTTGGTAGAACCAGCAGTAGAAACAATGTAATAGTAGCCATTTACACCAACACTAGAGGTAAGCGTAGGTGTATTGGTAGAAGCGTTCCAAGTTCCCTGATAACTCAATCCACCAGCAACAGAAGCCCATGAAAGAGCAGAACCATTGGTAGTTAAGAACTTGCCTGAGTTTCCTGTTTGACTAGGAATCAGGTTATTGATTTGGGTTTGGAGGGAGGCTAGAGTATCAAGAACAGACTGAGAAGTGCCGCCACCATTAGTAATGACTTTGATGCGTTCTGCAAGATCAGGAGCAACAACTTCACCAACATTGAGTTCAATGCCAGAAGACAAGCTAATAATAAGGCTACCATCGAAATCAATGCGAGCAGCGGTAACAGAAACACCGTCAACACCATCCACTCCATCACGCCCATCTCGACCAGAGTCACCTTTATCGCCTTTAGCTCCATCTTTGCCTGATCTTCCATCTTTTCCATCTCGTCCATCCTTGCCGTTGATACCATCACGACCATCTTTGATGGATGCCACACGCTTTTCAATGGAATTACCCACATCATCAAAACGTGAGCGAATGTCAGATTCAATCTTCTTTAGAGCCTGAACAACTAAGTCAACATTCTCACCAATCTTGCGTTTTTGCACTTCTTTGGCTTGAGCAACAGAGGCACGAACAGAATCTAGAACAGCCATCTGCTGTTCAGGAGTCATATTCTTAAGGATTAGCTCCTTGGCAAGATTTTCGACATCCATTATTCAGTTCCAGTCTGAGCAGAACTCAATTGTTTTGAGAGTTGTTCCAGAAAGTCTTGTTCCATGCCAGCAACTTTGTTGTTTTTCTCTGCCATCTGCAATTCAACAATCTTAGACTTGTTTTTGATGTCAGCTTCCTTCAACATCAACTCAGCAATCTTAACCCTCTTGTCAAATTCACGAGATGCAGCTTCATCTTCATTAGGCAAATTCTTGGTAACCGCCGCCATGTTCTTGGCTTGCACTTCTTGAGGCATCAACTGAGCTTCAACAGCCAGTTTTGTAGCTTCTGCACGATTTTGTTCAGCTTGAGTCGTGTTAACAGCAATCTGAGCCTGTGCCGCTTGCAATGCCAACTGTTGTTGAGCCTGTTCCATCTGTTGTTGCTCAGGATTTGGCTTCATCATCTCGTCCAAAGCCGCAATCAACTCAAATCTGTTGGTCAGACTAGAGTTTTGCATGATTCCCTTGAGAATCAATGGCAGAACAGGGGTGTTAGGGCCAAGAGTCTGCAACAAACCAATGAATTGCTGTTGTTCGTACTCACGAGCAATGATGCCCAAGGTGGCAGTTGGAACAAAGTTCATGTCCACAGAGGGATAACGCTCTGGGTCAAACTGCATATAGCGGAAAGCAGCCTTCTTGATGAATGGAATCAGGAAGTCTTCTTGGAAATTGACCAGTGTGCGCTTGTATTTCTTGATGATAGTGGCTACTGCTGTAGACATACCACCACCATCCCTAGCGGAACTGCTGACCATGCCATTGGAGTCCAGTGTTCCAGTGGCTTGCAACAACATACGCTCAAATTCCTTGGCAGTATTGAGGTTGTTCAGGCTGGTTTCACCAAATTTGAAGGGGAAAATGATCTCAGAAGGTGCGCCATTGGTAAGCATTGCTTTTCCCGGCTTGACTTCAAACTTAGCACCACGAGGCAAACGAGTTGCATCCATAGCAATCATGGGGCTAGTGGTCAGTGCCAGTGAATCCAAGTGACTGCGAGTCTGGGCATCAATAGCTTTTTGCATATTGAAAGCCTTCTCAACTGTACCCCGACCCAACAAACGGTTAGGAATCGTGTCATCTTGATAGCTCAAGACTGGACGATCTTTCATCATGTATGGGTTTTCTTCAGCTTTCAGGAGTAAACCATCGTTGGCAATGACCACAATGGCCTCAACCATATCGGTGTAGTCTTCAGCGGCTGAATTCTCAGGAAACAACTCAACAATGTCCTTGTTTTCCTGCATATTGTTCAAGTACTCACGAGGCACAAGACCGTAGTAGGTCAGCAAAAGCACCTTCTCGTCTTGGTACTGAGAGACTTCTTGGGTAGGCTCAAGATCAGTGTCTTCATAGGTAGGGGTGATGTCTACCTTGCGATAGATGCCCTTCTCGATACCAGCCACAATCTTGTGAATTGAGACATACTTCTCAATAGCCACGCCCATACAGTCATCAATAGATGTGCCGTTAGGGTCAAACAAGAAGTTCTTGGGATTGATAGGCATGATCTTCACGCCAATACGGTCACGCTCAATCACACCAATAGCGGCTTGCCCAACTTGTCCAGGGATTGCTTGTGTGGCGGGGATGTACTCTTTCTCAGTCTTGACGATGATCTCGCCAATGCCTGTTCCATAGATTTCAGCCATCAACTCGATCTGGTCGATAGATTTTCTAATTTTGTCTTTCTTGAAGTCTTCCATCAGTTGAGCCTTGATTAGCTCAACATCTATAGGGTTTCCACCTATGTCTTGGATATTGTCTTCAATGTCGAAGAAGTCGCCTTGACCGAAGATAGCTTCCATGATCTCGGCATGGCGGGTTTCTACGGCTTGTTGGGTAGCGGGGGTGACGATACGGCTACGCTCTGATTCACGAGTCTTGTCTTCTGCCGCCCATTGACCACGGAAGATGCGTTCGTACTCTAGCCAGTCGGGGAGGAAGTTAACGTCACGGTAATCACGCCACCGTTGGCAGTGGTCAACAACAAATCCAGTTAATTCTTTGTCAGCCTCTGTCGGCTCGTAGAACTCGTTTTGCTCTAGTTTCACTTGTTTGTCTGTTGCCATGTGTAGCCCTTATATCCCTGAAATTACGTCAAGTGGCTCCCACTCATCTTCATCGTCATCTTGGAAGTATGAGGTGACAGCCAGTTGGTCAATGTACGATAGGGCATCAGGTAAATCGTCATGAACACCTTGGGAAGGAAACATCAAGAGTTGATCTTTGAATTCATCCCAATCTTCCTCGGAGTTCAGCACAATACGCCCATGCTCAAACCGTCCTTGAAGTGACCAAATGATACGGTCGGCTTTTTTGCGATTGCCGTGGGTCAAGTCAACTATGTGTGAATATACATTATTCTTCCGCATCAAGTCACTCAAATACGGCAAAACTGCGTTTTTTAACGCTCCACGCTCAATTCCTACACTCAAAGGTCGATATTCCCGCATCTTGAGCAAAATGGTGGCAGCAGTCTCCCTGATGTCCCACCGCCCAAAAACGATCTCTTTGATGAACCATTTGCCATCATCAGTGACCTTGACCACAGCAATAGCAGTCTGGTCTAGCCGCTTCTTGGAGTTAGCCGCTTGCTTGGCAACCTCCTCAAATCCTGCTAAGTCACAGGCAATGTAGTAGCTTCCATACTCAGGCTCTTTCCCATATTTCAGCCATTCTTCCTTAAAAACGTCAGAACCAGCGTTGTCAAAGGAGGCCATATATTCGGTCTTGAATGCAAAACTGGACAAGGTTTTCTTTGCATTTTCGATTTCTTCTGGGTCAATTAGTTCATTATCGTAAGTTGTAAAAGACCAAGACTTATATTCATTATTTTCTGCCTTACCAAGTTGATAAAGATCAAAAAAATGATTTCGCCCCTTTGGTGTTCCTATGAACATGGCATCACCTTTTCTGTCTGACAGAGAGGCTCGGATAACTTGCTCCCATACAGATGGCTTCATATCTGCATACTCGTCAAGGACAACATATGACAAGCTGACACCACGAAGCGTATCTGGCCTATCTGCCCCACGAATATAGATAACAGCACCGTTGATTAGGGTTATCTCTTGATTGTTGATGTGGCTTGATGCAATAACATCTTTCCCAAGATCGGTCAAAACATTCCAAATAATGACCCTAGCCTGTCCCTGTGTTGGCGCAACGTACATGACACCAGAACCCTTTGGACAAACCAAGCCTTTGAGAAGCAAGGTAACTGCTGCAAGTCTTGATTTTCCACATCGTCTACCAGCACAAATCACTTTAAAGCGACTAGGGTCAACGATCACCTCTTGTTGCCATTTCAAAAGTTGAAAGTTAAGGTCTGTCATTTTTTAAGTACCTGATTGCATTCTCTAACTTTGAAATGTCATCGTGAAACTTACCAATAGCTGTATTGCATAAGTCACACAAAATCCCACGAACCGTATTTGTTTTATGGCAATGGTCAACTACCATTCTTGTTTTTGGTACTCCAGCTTCAGCCTTAACACCACAAATAGCACAACCACCGCCTTGCGAAGCAACCATAGCATCAAACATTTCGGTGGTCAATCCATATGTTGATTTCAAATGCCACCGCCTTTGACTTTGTTGATGTCTTGCTTTGTGCTCTGGGTCTGTTCTTAGTTTTATAGCTTGTTTGCTAAGTTTTGACCAACGAAACTCATCATTCTCGCCATACTTCTTTTTCTCCAAAATCCTCATGCACTCTTTACATCTAGGACGAACACCTTTAATTCCATTGCCTACAGGATAGTATTCTGAAAGCGGCTTTTCTTTTTTGCAGTGGGTACATTTTTTCATGTATTAATTGTACTCTTGTTTGAGCAAGAATACAACTATGATTTTGGCTCAACATCTTCAGCATCCACTGTATTGTCACCAATGGATACGCCTC